AAGCCCTTTAAGCAGGATGGTACACTGTCAGAAGCTGGTAAGAGATGGTCTAAAGTGTGCGCAGAGCATGGTATTAACTTTAATAGTTACGCCAAACATAAGATACCTAATGGTTTTAAAGAACCAAAGGCTACTTCACCAGTGCAGATTAAAGACTGGTTGTTTAGTTTGGGGTGGAAGCCACAGACATACAAGTATGTAGAAGATGGTTATGATTTACAGGGTAAACAGAAGCAACGCAAGATACCACAGATAAAGAAAGGTGATATGCTATGCCCTTCTGTTATTAGAATGGTAGACAAACACCCAGAGTTAAAGAACCTAGAAGAACTTGGGGTGTTAGGTCACAGGGTAGCATTGGTGTCCGGGTTGATTAAGAACTGTGATGAGGATGGTTACGTTATAGCTGCTATACAAGGCTTGACTAACACGTTAAGGTTTAAGCACGCAGTATGTGTGAACATTCCTAGCCCACGTATGCCGTATGGTAGTGAGATACGTAGCTTACTGACGATAAGAGAAGGCAGGGAGTTATGTGGTAGTGATATGAGCAGTTTAGAAGACAGGACTAAGCAGCATTACATGATGCCACATGATTCCGATTATGTAGAGGAAATGAACAAAGAGGGGTTTGACCCGCATTTAGATATTGCAGTGGAGGCTAAGTTCTTAACACAAGAGCAAGCCGATGCTTACAAGGCTAAAGACTTTAGTAAGTTCGATGAGGCTACGTTATCTGCACAAAGGCATAAGGGTAAGACTACTAACTATGCGAGTACGTACGGTGCAGGTGCACAGACTATTGCCAGAGGGGCAGAGGCTACACTTGAAGAGGGAGAAGCATTACACAAAGCATATTGGGATAGGAATTGGAGTCTAAAGGCTATAGCAGATGACCAGACTACTAAGAATGTAAATGGTAAGCTATGGTTGCATAACCCAGTCAGTGGTTTATACTACGAGCTACGAAGTAAGAAGGATATTTTTAGTACGCTTAATCAAGGTACTGGCACTTACTGTTTTGATATGTGGGTACAGGAGATAATAAAAAGAACTAAGACTTTGTTAGCACAATTTCATGACGAGGTTATTCTAGATGTACCCTGTGCATATCGAGAGGGTATTACTAAACTATTAAAAGAATGTGTAAAGGAGGTAAACAAAAAACTTAATCTAAACAGAGAGTTAGATGTAGATGTAGATTTTGGTAAAACTTATGCAGAAATACATTGACATCTACAAAAAGGTATGATATACTTACAACTGTTATTCCAACAATAGAGGATAAAATAACAAATGGCTATTAAAAGACGTGGCGAACAACAAACAACTGAGCGTAGTGATATTGAGTATGTAAACCTAGAAGCAGGTGAGCATGAGGGTAGACTACGATATGTAGCAGACTTAGGTATGCAGAAGCGTGAGTACATGGGTGAGGAGAAACCACCAGCACAGCAACTGGCTTTAGGTATTGAGATTATCGGACAGTCTGTAGAGATTGATGGCAAAGAACAACCTAGATTGTTATGGACATCTGGCTTTAATGTGTTCCATGAGTTGACTGAGCGCGGTAAAGAGTTGCAATACTTCAAGGTGTTTGACCAAGCAGCAGTAGAAGGTGTAGAGGCTGATTGGGATAGCATGATTAACGAGCCTTGTAACGTGGTGGTTATTCATACCAAAGGTAAGGGTGATAACTCTGGTCGTACATACGACAACATTGATTCACTAACACCAATCCCTACTAAGTATAAGGGTGGTGTAGAAGCTGGACTTATTACCGATGGTTGTACTGGTGATGCAGATGATATGGACAACCCAGCACAAGCTAGTATGTTTGGATTACCACTATATATTCACGGCAACCGAATTGATGCACCAGAGTCGCTAGAAGAACTTACTGGTGCAGAAGTAGATATTCCATTCTAATGGAACTGCTAATTGATGGTGATGTTATTGTGTATCGTATAGGGTTTGCAACACAGAGGAAGAACGACAATGGAAACATTGTACCAGAGCCTTTGCCCTATGCCTTACACAGTACCAAGAGGTTTATCAATGGTATGATTAAAGATACGGGTGCTGATAGTTACAGGTTATTCCTGACAGGAAAAAATAACTTTAGGCTAAAAGTTGATAGTGAGTACAAAGCTAATCGTAAAGGTACAGCTAAACCTATTCACTACCAAGCCATAAGGGACTATATGGTTAAGCACTTTAAGGCAGAGGTTATCGAAGGTATGGAAGCTGACGATGCCCTTGCACTTAATCAAACAGACAACACTATGATTGCAAGTATAGATAAAGACCTGCTTATGGTAGAGGGTGAACATTATAACTTCGTGAAGAAGGAGTTCAACCATGTTACTTACGAAGCAGGTATACACTGGTTCTATATGCAAATGTTAATGGGAGATAAAGTTGATAACATTATCGGAATACACGGCATTGGTATTAAGAAAGCTGAGAAGATATTGGCTAAGAGCAAGGATAGAGATGCTACTATTGAAAGCTACTATGAAGATGAGTTCGGGGAAGGGTGGTATCAACGTATGGTACAGAATACGCAACTTCTTTGGATGCTTCAAAAAGAAGTGAAGATGCCAATGGATATTAGAGGAGACATATAAATGTCTTATGAAAAGCGTGGCAAGTATGTAGGAGATTACAGAAGTTGGTTTGAGGATGACTTAGCTAAAGATTTAAAGAATAGTAAAACAAACTTTACATATGAATGTACCACGTTACTATACAACAAGCGAACCACTAGGAAGATGGTATGTTTAGATTGTGGTAGCCTACACGTATTGCAGAAGGCTAAGTATCTTACAGACTTTAGATTGCCTAATGGTATATACATTGAAGTGAAGGGGTGGTTTAAACCCAGTGACAGAACTAAGATGGAGTCTGTTATTAAGTGTAACCCAGAATTAGATATACGTATGCTGTTTCAAAAAGATGGATGGACTACCAAAAAGAAAACACAGAAGTATAGCGAGTGGTGCAATAAGCGTAAGATTAAATATGCTATTGGGAAAGTTCCTATTGGATGGGTGAACGAGGATGAGAAATGTGAATAAGATATGTTACAAATGTGGTGCGGAAGACCCAGACTACGAAGTAGTTGGGTATAGTAGAAACTGTTCTGAGTGTGGAGGTAAAGCTAGTGTGTTAGAAATAACTGAAATGACTGACTTATTAAACGAACTCTACCTTAGAGGTTTGCTACCCGAAGGTTTTGTTGAAGACGTAACAGACGAAGAGTATAATGAACTTGAGCTAGACTTTAATAACGACTTAATAGAAGCTCATAAAGATGCCTTCCTAGATTACCTAGAGGACTATGACTATGACTAAGATAGTAGTAATACCAGACACACAGATGAAGAAAGATGTACCTATGGAACACTTGTTGTATGCAGGTAAGTACATAGCAGATAAGAAACCAGATGTTATCGTACACCTTGGAGACCATTGGGATATGCCTAGCCTATCTCACTATGATAAGGGTAAGAAGTCTTTTGAGGGTAGACGATACAAAGATGATGTTGACTCTGGTAACTTAGCTATGGATTTATTCCTAGAGCCTATTAAGAAAGAGATGAAAAGGTTAAAGCGCAATAAGAAGAAGTCGTGGCAACCACGTATGGTGTTTACAATGGGCAACCATGAAGAACGTATAGAGCGTGCAGTGGAATGTGACGCAGTGCTGGAAGATGTTATTGGTTATCAGGATTTAAACCTAAGTGACTGGGAAGTTATCGACTACAAAGAACCAGTAATCATTGAGGGTGTTGGCTTCTGCCACTTCTTTACCAGTGGTGTTATGGGCAGACCAGTATCAAGTGCTAGGGCTATGCTTACCAAGAAGCACATGAGTTGTGTGATGGGTCATGTACAAGACAGAGACATAGCCTTTAGTAAGCGTGGTGATGGCACTGCATTGACTGGTATCTTTGCTGGTATCTTTTACCAACATTATGAGGCTTACTTAGGTAGTCAAGGT